CTCGGTTAGACGTCTCGCCTAAGCTTTGTCAAAAGCAGTTTCATATCCTCTAGTAATTCCTTTTGTTCCGAAAAACTAAGAAATCGTGCGTTCCATTCCCAGTTCCTGGATTGGACTGGGACCGGGCGCAGCTCCGTCTCCTGGTGATGGGAGAGGAACCAGATGTAATCCGCTGCTTGGGGGGATTTTCGCTCCAGACAAGATTTTGGTGTATCCACCCTGATGAGTTCAGTTAAATATTGAATTGCACTGGGGTACAACGAAATGTCATGAAACAAATCGAAAATACCCGCGGCAGAGGTTGTCTCGACCTCTTCTCTCACCAGCCTTTCTTTCTTCTTTTTTAGGTAGGCCTCTGCGAGGCATCGAAGGACTTTTTCCTCGACAGGACCCTTTTTCTTTTTTATGAGCGATCGCCAGCTTTTACCGTGAGGGATTGGTTTCTTTACTTTCCGTGGGCCAAATGTAAACTGAGCCCAATAATCGGTAATCCCCTTCTGCCGGCAGAAGGCTTTCATTGCCTTTGCCTTCTGTAATTCGATCGCATTTTTTCGGACTCTGTCTACCTCCGAAGTCAGAACGTCCTTGGTTTCCTCATGGGTCATCTCATAGCCCTCTGGGGCTGAGACAACCGGGAACAGATTCCACTGGTCGTCCTGCGAGGCAGGAGGGCTCACTAACAGCGATTTCTTTATCTTCTTGTCTTTTCTCGCTGCGGCCTGGTACGAGAAGGGTAGCTTCCAGAGAAGCTTATCTTCCTGCTCAGCTAAAAGCTTCGCATTTGCGCGTACAACTCGTATGAAACCTTCCTTTGTCCGTGTGCCCTCGAAGGCAACTCCGAGAACATCCTGGACATCAGGTGACATATACAGAGAATTTCCGTTTGTTTTCTTTTTCTTCTCCCACCCCTCCATGGAACGTTCGAACATGGTGGAATTAATCTCCGCGTGGATCGCAGAGACGCCACTCTTGTCCTCATTGACGATAAGCCCTACTTCCCCGCCATTGCGTATGACGGCCCGTTTCAGGATATCGGATCCCACTTTGGGTTCCCTCAAGAGAAGATCATCACCGTTGATGAGACAGCGATGCTGGACGAACTCGGCCCATCCAATTTTCTTTGTTTCCAATAGGTCCGCGAGCGAAAGGTCGACTACAGCCTTGTTAATCAGACAGAGCAGAGGGAAGCTCATCGCACTTCCCATAGGCTGCCCTCTCTGAAAAACATCATGCTCTATGCGATCAATCGTGTCGGATCTGCCAGACTGGCGTTTTCCTAACTTTATCTCACATAAAACTCGTAAACACCTTTCCTCCTCGGACGAGAGATCTACTGAAAACTCAATTAAAGTTTCAATGGCGGCTATGGTGTAGGCAACTTTGATGTTGTCTGTCGCACCTACATAGTCAAAACTTAAAAAGTCGCCAGATCCGTTTAATTGGGCCACTCGATCGGCCGTTGGGTCGCCGACCAGTAGCCACCCTCTCTTCTCCATCAATGAATACAACGCGCGGTGCAAGGGAGCCAACACCTCGGTGTTGTAACTCGAGTACAAGGTTACAACCCTTGGTTTCCCTGAAGA